CGGCGGTAAGCACCTTTTGGCATAAATTGTTTGAGTCTGACGAGCACGACGCTAACTTGCAGGAGTACGCCAAGAAGTTTGGGCGTGAGGTCAAGCAGTTGTTTCGTCAGCCCTCGGGTATGTCAGAGGAAGCGGAGAACAAAGAGCACCTGCCGGACGGGTACTATGAGCTGCTGTTAGCATCGGGGCGGGACGAGGACTGGCTGAACGTGCACGTGCACGGTGAGTACGGCACCCGTCGGGATGGCCTGCCGGTGTTTCCGCAGTTTAATGTGCGTGTGCACAAGTCTGAGACGCCGCTTGAGCCAAGCGGGCATCACCCGCTGAGTATTGGCGTGGACTTTGGTTTGACGCCGGCGGCGGTAATGTTCCAGCAAAATGCCGTTGGGCAGTGGCTCATATTGTCAGAGCTAGTCAGCCAGAACATGGGCATCGAGGAATTTGGTGCTAAGTTGAAGCAGTATTTGCGCACGCGGTTTCCTGAGTGCAACAGCTACGATATGTGGTGTGACCCGGCGGGTAACCAGCGCAACCAAGTTAGCGCGACAACGCCGTTCGAGATCTTGCGCAAGGAAGGGTTTACGCCGCGCGCTGGGCCAAGCGATCTTGACACGCGGCTGGGTGCCGTTCGGCGTCCTCTCAATCGTATGGTCGAGGGAAGGCCAGGCATGCTGATCAATGCCGAGTGCACTACGTTACTTGAGGGCTTTATGGGCGGGTACAAATACACAACCCATGACAAAAGTGGCGAGCCTCGGGATGTGCCGGATAAAACATTTGAGTCGCACGTACATGACGCACTACAACATGGGCTCGTCGTTTATGAGGGGCCGCAGCTGGCCGGCAAAGCAGGCCGGCGGTGGGGCAGTAAGCAGCACAGCAAACCGTTTAAACCCAAAGGATACAACGCATGGAAAGTAGGCTAGAAGCATCGATGAAGCCAGAGTTTGCGGAAAGCTTTGAGCACTTATTTGATTTTATCTACCAAGGTGACGCTGAAGCCATTCGCCTTAGCGTAGAGCTGCTTAATGTCATTCATGCTTGGGATGATATAGTAGACGGTGACTCGGTAAGTGTGGATCGCATAAACGCTGCGTTTGCTGGCGCAATGTTTGAGTTAAGTAGTTCTTGGTTATGGGATCCTGGAGCAATCGCTGTAGCGAGAGTACAGTATGCTAAATGGCGAGCGTCTAATATGATCGAACAAGATGAGGATGCTACACCGCAGAATAAAGCGGTTGCTTACGTGTACCGCGCAGGATTTTTTGACCTTTTCTATTATTTCGCATATAAACTGTACGGTATGGAATGGGTCGAAAGTATCTCGCCAATTATTGCAAGATGCTATGGAGAACCCGTAGATACGTACCAATTGGAATTTTGGAGATAAATCATGGCAGATCCTATAACAGCGGCGGTAGTGGGCGGTACTTTGTTTACTGCTAGCCAAGCGCGTAGCGCTCGTAAATCACAAGAGCGCGCGGCACAACAAGCGCAGCAGCGAGCCCAACAGCAGGTGCAACGTCAAGAAGAAAGAGCGCAAGCTACGGTAGCGCAAGAAAGGCAGGAAGAAGAACGCATGGATAAGCGTCGGCGGCGTCAGCTGCGCGCTAGCTTAGAACCTTCACAATCTTTGTTTTCTGTTCTTGGGTCAAGTCAAGCTGGCTCTGGCGCCGGCAGCCGCAGCACACTGGGGTAATTTATGGATGCGCGTGAAGCTACTTCCCGAGTGGAAGGAATGTTTAGTCGCCGCACGGAGTATGAATCTCTGTGGGAGACAGCTTACAAGTACATTGCGCCCGAGCGCGCACTGATTTACACCCGTGACAAACGCACGCCGAATGAGATTCAGGATGAGGTGTTTGACTCAACAGCGATTGATTCCGCTGAACGTCTGACTAATCTCATTGTCTCTGGTCTTGTGCCACCGTGGCAGCGCTGGTTCCGCGTCTCGCCGGGATCTGGTGTGCCTAGCATTGAGGATCGTGAAGCGTTGCGCCCTGCCCTGCAGGTGATTGAAGACAATATGTTCTCGTTGCTTTCACGCTCAAACTTCTATCAAGAAATGCAGCCAGCGATCTTGGATCGCATTGTTGGCGGCACCGGCGCGATTATGATGAAGCCAGACAAAGACAATCAGCGTCTGCGCTTTAAGTGTGTCCCGCTGGGTGAGCTGGCTATTGACGAGGATGATGGCGGCAACATTGTAAGTGTCGCGCGTAAGTTTAAACTTAGCATCAAACAAATGATCAAAGCTTATGGCAACAAAGTGCCTAAAGAACTTCGTGATATTTCTGGCGAAAAGCAGGGCAAGCCTGACCAAGACATCATTGCGTTGAACGATGAAACGGCGTCAGGGCTATGGTATTACGCTGTTATCCATAAAGGCACCGGCGCTAAGCTTGAAGAAAAGACAACCAAGAACCCTGTGTTTTTTGTGTCGCGTTGGAGCAAAGTACCTGGCAGTGTGTATGGCCGTGGGCCGGGACTGCGTGCGCTGTCCGACGTTCGCGCGCTAAACAAGATTAAAGAGCTACAGCTAAAGAACGCGGCCAAAGCGGTCGCTGGTATTTACACTGTGGTCGATGACGGTGTGGTCAATCCTTACACGCTGACGTTTGAGCCTGGCACGTTTATGCCTGTTGGCAGTAACGACCGGCAGAACCCAACGATTGCTGAGCTGCCTGCGACAGGTAATTTTGATGTGTCGTTGTTTACGATTGAGGATTTGCGTAACAGCATCCTTGGCACATTCATGGCTGATAACTACGGGCCGTTAGATCGCACGCCGATGACGGCCACGGAAGTGCAGGCACGCACACGCATTATTGCTCAGGACATGGGCGCGACTATTTCTCGCATGCAGCAGGAGATGCTGTTCCCAATTATCCGCGCTGTGTACAGCTTTATGGCTGAGCTTGATCTAGCCCCTGAGGAATTGGATCTGAACGACGAGGGCTTGCAGCTTGAGTTTGTCAGCCAGCTAGCACAGGCCCAGCAGGCGGTGGACGAGCAGAACTTGCTTGAGTTTACGCAGACCGCTGTGTCGTTTGGTCAGGTTGATCCCAAGGCGGGACTGATCATTGATGTGCATAAGGCGCTTGGCAAGCTTGCTGAGATCAAGCACATTTCGCCGCAGGTGTTGCGTACGCAACAGGAGATTACCCAGTTGCAGCAGCAGGCTGCACAAGTACAGGCCCAAGAAGAACAGCAAATGGGAGCTGCCGATGGGATGGAATGAATTAGAGGGCGCTAACGCCAAAGAAGAAAAACAGACACACCATGAGAAACAAGAAGAAAGCATACGGGCGTTGCGTACAGCATCCCGTACTGCAGTTTCTGGTGATAAGCAAAAACCCCTACGTGAATATCTTTTAACCAAAGCTCACGCTGTGAGCTATTCCCCCAACGCAGCTCCCGGAGACGTGGCTTTCTATGAAGGTCAGCGGTCGATGGCGCTGCAGATTCTTAAACTAGCAGGAGAAGTATGATGGATGATGAGGCACAAGTTCCCGAGGAGGGAGCCCCCGAGTCCACAGTGGCTGAGAATACACAACCCGAAACTACGGAAGCACCTAAGCAGCCTGAGACTTTGCTTGATGGCGTCGAGGCTGCAGAGCCTGAGCAGCAAGAGGATCTGGTCGATACGCCGGAAAATCCTGACGCCCGGCCTGAATGGCTGCCGGAGAAATTTAAAACGCCTGAGGATCTGGTCAAAGCGTACAATGAAATGGGCGCTAAGATCCGCGAGAAAAGTGAACCGCCGGAAAGCTACGACATTAAGGTTGGTGATTCTGAGAATCCTGAAACTGTCGAGTTAACTGAGAACGATGTCAGCGTATTTAAAGACGCCGGTTTAACCAACGAGCAAGCGCAAAAGTTAACGGAGTATTTCTACGACAGCGTGATGCCTGACATTATTGAGGCTAAGGCTGACATAGAAAAGCAACGGCTGGCGCAGGAGTGGAACCTTGGTGCTGATAGCAATGAATTTACTCAGCAGCTAGCTAAGGTTAAATCTTGGGCACAGCAGAACATGCCGGAAGCGGCGGTTACTGAGCTGTCTCGTACTGCCCAGGGGGTTGCCACATTGGCAAACTTGATGGAGCAGGGCGCGGCGTCACATCGTGTTGTTGGTGATAATTCAAACCAACGCATGGACAAGCAACAGCTGAATGATCTGATGAACGATGATCGTTACTGGAATGGTGACGAAGATTACCGTGAATATGTGCGCCAGCAGTTTTCTCGTGCCTTTGACTAGAGGATTTAGAAATGCCTAAAACAGGACTGTACGCAAACATTCACGCTAAGCGTAAACGCATTGAAGCAGGGTCTGGTGAGCGCATGCGCTCGCCGGGTTCCAAAGGTGCGCCTACTGACAAAGCGTTCCGTGAATCTGCAAAAACTGCCAAAAAGAAGTAACGATTGGCATAATTCTTGACAGGAAAAGGGACTGGGCTTATGCTCAGTCCCTAGAGGATGCTGAAGGTTTACCCGCGTAGCGGCCCCGGATAGTCCTAACTGATGCTGAAGCTGGCCCCGTATTGGCTCACCCGGCGCAGGCACAAGGTAATAAACTTTTATCTTTCTGTGTATGGAGAACTGAAATGTCTACAACTGTACCTGTCTCTTTTATTGAGCAGTACGAGGCCGAGGTCAAGCAGGTTTATCAGCGTGAAGGTTCGCTGCTGCGTGGCGCGGTTCGTACGCGTACCCAGGTTAACGCCGAGCGCGTTTACTTCCCTATCCTTGGCAAAGGCTCTGCTACCAGCAAAGCGCGTCATGCTGACGTTACGCCGATGGATCTCGAGCACACTCGGGCATTTGCTGAAATGTCTGATTTTTATGCTCCTGAGTACATCGACGAGCTAGATCAGGCCAAACTGAACTGGTCACTGGCTTCAGAGTATGCACGGGCTTCCGGCAATGCTTTGGGTCGTCAGACCGATCAGATTTTGATTGATGCCATGGATGCTTCGACTAACACCACCGATCCGAACTCACTTGATGGTTCGGCAAGTGGCAAGCTGACGCTACCAGTGATCGCGGGTCTTTCACGGATTCACAATGCTGCGGATGTCCCAATGGACAGCATGCGTTACTGCGTGGTCAATCCCGAGACGCATGCTGAGCTGCTGCAGCTTAGTGAGGCCACCAGCACTGATTTTACAACCACCCAGCTGCTTATGAATGCTCGTGAGCCGGCTATGTGGATGGGCTATCGCTGGATCATGCACACGGGTCTTCCTGATGGGGTCAAGGGCTTCTTCTTCCACAGCCAGTCTGTGGGTCACGGCATTAGCCAGGAAGTCACGACCGAGGTTAACTACATTGCTCAAAAGGTCGCGTTCCTTGTGAACTCCTACATGAGCATGGGGGCCACCATCATCGACGAGCCTGGCGTTATCAAGCTCGAAGAAAACTAAGGAGGACTAACTGATGGCCTTTAATAAAGACGAACTAAGCCAGATGGCTTACACAGGTGCTAACGGCGGCAACGCGTTTTGGTACTACTCGAATACTGACGGTGACACCGTGACTTCTTCGGGTTACTTTGACGACGCAGCTGCTGAGCTTAGCGTTGGCGATCTTGTCTATGATGTAGACGGGGCCGGCTTCGTTGGAGTTAGCGCCATTTCGGACGGAGTGGTTACGGTAGCAACTGTACCCGCTGCTTAAACGCTAAGGGGGAATCCCAATGGCCAGTAGGCTCGAAGTCATAAATGACGGGCTTGTGCGGCTAGGGGTTCCCCCTCTAGCTTCCCTCTCGGATCAGAGTGCGCAAGCATTAGCTGCGGATTCTATTTACACGACGATCTCAGATGCTGCATTGTCAGAGCACCCGTGGTCGTTTGCCTATCGCGAGAAGCGTTTGCCTAAGCTTAGCCTCGAAAGTGAGGAGTTGCGGGCGAGCGACTTTGAGTACGTCTACCAGCTGCCAGTAGATTATTTGCGCGTCCTTGGATTGCGTAGTTATTACTTTTACCAGCTGGCGGGCGACCAGATGTACAGCAACGACAACGAAGCGCAGGTGGTCTACGTTGCCCGCGTACCGGAGTCTGCGTGGCCGTCGTACTTTGCCAAGCTAATCTCGTTCCAGTTTGCCGCGGCCGTGGCTATTACATTGACCGAGCAGACGTCTCGTGCGGAGTTAATGTTTACCTTAGCTGACCAGCAGCGTCGGATGGCGCGTAGCATTGATTCGCTGCAGACGCCGCCACATGTGTTTAACCTGATGCGCATTTACACGCAGCGCACTAACAACCCGCTGGCCCAGGGATGACGGTATTTTCGCACACAACCGGGTTTACCCGCGGCGAAGTCGAGTCGTCACTGTTTGACCGATTCGACGTGGATTTCTACCGGGCAGCTAGTAAGCTGATCGACAACTGGTTTCCTGATGTCACCGGTGCACTAGATCGGCGCCCTGCTTTTAAGGCAACGGGTAAAACCGCACCGTTCATTGTGCAACCTCGGCCGCCTGAAGTCCCTGCAGGGTCAGATTGTGGCGAGTTTCACATGCGCACGTTTGCGTTCCGCGGCACGACGTTTTTGCTGCTGTTTCGGCGAGTGTGCGAGGACGGCTACCAGACTGTCACGCTGTCTTGTTACAGCTACGAAGATGACAACTCGCTAACCACGCAGTTTGAAGACGAGTACCTTGTCTACTACTCAAATGTTTCGACGGATCTAGCAACGGCGCTAACAAACGCTGGTAAAAACCTGCCGCCGGACTCGTTCGACGGCAATGTGCCTGATGAGTTTTTAGTTAACCTAGCACGTAATGTTTGCATTGCGCAGGTTGGCCCCGCTGTGTTTATTACTTCACCATTATTTCCGGTGTACCGCGTGTTTGTTGATACTAGCAATACCGCCAACCTTGAACTAGTGCAGTTTTTTGAAGAATTAATTGGCACAGTTGAAGTAGGCAGCGGTAAAAAAGAATGGGACGGACTTGATACGCTTTTTGAAGACCAGCTATCGCCAGGCGATACGTTTTATTTCCGTGGCGAACCGTACACAGTTGACAGCATTAACAGCCAGACAAAGTTGTTTAGTGTCGAAACTTACACCGGCGTTGGTGTAGCAGGCGAGCGAATTCAAAAAGAGTCAGATTACTTTGATGCTGACTGGCCTCGGCTGTGCACGTTTTACAAAGGCCGGCTGATGCTTTTCTCAAGCCGCCTAAAGCCAGTGGGCATGTGGGCAAGTAAGTCCAATGACCCGTTCACAATTATTCCTGGTAGCACCTATGACGATGCGCCGATTGAACTTGAGCTGTTTACCGAGGGTGCTGAATCATTCCGTTGGGTTGATTCCGGCGCCAAGGTGCTGCTAGGTGGTGAGCAGGCTGAGTACATTATTGATACGATTGCTGATGCTCCGCTGACGCCAACGTCGTTCTCGTTTTACCGAGTTAGTAATAACGGCGGCACTTCACTGCAACCATTTTCTACAAACGCCACTACGGTCTTTGTTAACCGAGGCCGTACCCGTGTACAAGGTGTTGCGTTTAACGACACACGCGCTGGCTTTGTGGGCAACGACATTAGTTTGCTGGCGCCGCACCTGTTGGTTAACCGGGTAAAAGATATGGTGTTCCGCCCTGGCACACAGAGCGACCGGGCACCACGGATCTTTGTCATCACCGACGAACTGGAAGTGCGAACCTGCACCTATGCTGAAACCGAAAATGTGATTGCTTGGAGCCGGATTTCTTTTTCTGAGGGCTATGAGCCACGGGCGATTGCTACTTCGCCGGATGACTTTTTTGCGCTAATCAAATGCCCACTTGATGAAACGTATGTGTTAACGGTGCTAGACATTGACAGCCCAGAGTTTTACGTTATGGATCTACCGCAGACCTACACGCTAACTAACGGCGTAGTTACTGTTAGTGACATCCACAAAAACTCTACGGTTGCTGTTCTTGACGGCTCCCGGTTTTTGGGCTTTTTTGATACCGATACTGAACTTGATATAAACAACACTGATTTCAATGGCGAGGTAGTAATTGGCATAACGTATGCCTCTAGGCTTGATATGCTCCCTGTGGTGGTTACTGGATCGGGCAGCCGTGGGGGAACACTTAATCGCAAGCAACGGCTTGTACGTGTACTCATCGGCGTCGAAGAAGCATACGAACTCTCAGTCAATGATGAGCCGTTGTTTGGTACACTAGCGGTAAATAATGTGACCGGATTTGCAAAACGGCAGGGCACATACGAGCGGCGGTTTTTTGGATGGGAAGAACAGCCGCGTACAGAGATTACAGCTACCGGGCTGTACCGTGCTAAGCTCCGGTCAGTATCACGCGAGGTACAAGTCTGATGGCGTTTCAATGGATGTTAGCTGCAGCCCAAGTTGGCACAAGTTTGCTTCAGGCACGCGAATCTGCGCGAGCTGCTGAAGCACAAATGGTTGCTGATATTCAGCGTCAGGGGATTACTGCGGGTCGTGCTGCTTTCGCTGGGCCGCTCGAACGGTTTCAGATCCAAAACGCAGCGCGCTCACAAAGCCGTGCACGCAGACAAGAACTTGCTCAGACCATTGGAACGCAGCGCGCTTCTTTTGCTTCGTCTGGAGTTGTAGGCGGTCGGACTCAAAGATTGACTGAAGCCCGATCACAGGCAGCGTTCAGTAAAGACCGAGCCTTAGCGGATCAGCAAACAAGATTGCAGCTTTTAGCTAGCGAGGAGCGCCAGCGCGCCGAAATGGAAAATCTTCGTTTGGGTATTTCAGATGCATCAAGGACTGCTCAAGCTAGAGTACGTCAATCAAACGTAAACCTTGCCAGTAATCTTTTAAGCGTAGCTAGCAGCAATTCTGATTTATTTCAGAACAAGCCAGAGGGAAGCTAAATGGCTCGTAGAGAATACACCGAGACTCCGCTAAGTGGATCGCTTGTGTCTTTCCAGACTGGCGGAGCACCAGCGGCGCCGGGTATCCCGGCTACCGATTTTAACGGCATCCAGCAAACGTTAAACAGTTGGGCGCAAGAAGCTTCTCGTAAACGGCAACTTGCCGCACAAAAACGTGCGCAGGAATTAGCCATAGAAGCTCAGGGAGAAATGGGCGCTGAAGGATTAGCCGAACCTAATGCAGAATGGGATCAGCAGTATCAGGATGCGTTTAACTCAGCGGCTGCTGAAGTCTTTGTGCAGAATTTGGAACTTGACAGCACCCGTGTAGACAACGAGCTTCGTCAGCAATACTACAACAACCCTCAAGGTTATGCGTCTGCGCGGCAAGCCTATGTGGATGAAACTCTTAATGGTCTGCAAGAACAAAGCGTTGAAATACATCAGATTGCGAAAAGCACGCTTGATAAGCAGACCGCTAATGGGTTTTCACGTTTATCGGAAGTTGCTTTTCAAAACGAAATTCAGCAAAACAAAGATCAAGCCAAGCTTAATTTTCAGCAAACGCTTACTCAAGCTACGCAAGAGTTGCTAGAGCCTGGTGCTGACCGTGAACTTTTGATTGCTGAGCGCACTGGGGATTTGTATTCTCAGCTTGCCCGAGATTTAGATTTGGGCCTTATCAATGAAGTTGAATACGAAGAAAGCTTAGCCGCAGTCGATGACACTCTTTACTTTAGTAGCATTCGCGGCGATGTACAGGATGCGTTTGAAAACGGCGATTTCGCGGTTGTTGAAGGTTACATTGATGACCTAAATCGTGGCGTTGGTGTCACAATGGCATTGGACAACGCAAGAGCTTTGGCTGACGAAATTCGCGTGGATATGAATCGCGTGAAGTCTGGTACAGCCGGAACAGCTGAGGTGCTGGTAAACAACGCCAAAACTGAATCTAGCATTCTTTTAGCTGGTGGCCAGCCAGATCAAAGTGTTGCAGGATCTCTGCAAAGTTTGCGGGATGTTGCTGTATCTACAAGCGATCCTGAAGTACGAGCTACAGCTAATAACATTTTAGCGGATCATGCGGCTAAAATTTGGGTTCGGGATGACTTAAACTCTAGTGATATTGATACGCTTGAAGAAGACCGGGATCGTTTGGTTAACAATCCAAACTTAAGCCCACAGTACCGAGACCAAGTTGCAAAGTACGCGGATGAACGGATTCAGGAAATTCGAGCTGCTCAGGATGATCCGCAGGCTTTGCGGGATTTGTTTCCTACTCAGCCAATCGCTGATGTGGCTAGGATTACAGGCTTAGATCCTGCAGACGTGCCCACTTATTCAACAGGGCAGATCGAAAGTATTTTGCCTGATGCTGTTAGCCGTGGAGAACTAAGTCCTACCATAGATCAATTACTGCAAAACACGCAGTTTGGTGGCAATGATTTAATCGAAACGCTAGTGCGCGCAGAAGGTTTGCCTAGTGATGTTAGCGCAGCAGCGATTACAACGATCAAGCTTAAACAAAACGGCTTGTTAGATCTTGCTGAGCAGGTTGCAAACTCGACGGGCGTTTTGACTTCAGACCAGCAAAAACAATTTGCTCAAGCATTTGAAAATGCCGAAGGCGTTACTGATATTGTTAGTGCTCTGTCGTACGGTGACCCAGCTATTCGTGGGCGCTTACAGCATGGCATGGCTTTAATTGCTGCAGGCCGAGTTGACCGCAGCGAAGACGTAGATCCTGATTTCCGCGAAACAGCAAAGCAAGTTGTGCGTGAGTTTCAAAGTGGGCTAGAGTTAGTTGAAGTTGCGGGCAGAAGTTACCCAGCTATGGATTTTGCTTTGCCTGGCGAAGGAGCAGAAGCGGCTCGCACGCGTGCTCAGCGTTTGGGTGACAACATTGCAGAAGAACTTGAGGCCCAAGGTAAATCTACTGAAGGCGTAATTATGCGGCCTACTGCAGAGGGTGGCATTGAGGTGTTTGCTAACTTGGGTTACAACACTCGGTTGATGTCTCCCGATGGCGACGCGGTTTGGACTTTTGACGAAGTAGCAGACCAGCGCGATAGCGCTAGACTTGAAGCTGCACAGATGCGCGATGCGGCAGCTCGCGAAAGAGCAAATCCGCAATGGACACAGACCCTCAATGAGTCAGATCCCAGCCGTGCAAACCAAGCCACGCTGGCGGATATCAACCAGCGCATTTCCAGCATTTCGCAAGCCAGCGGTGTAGAAGAACCTTTACTTCGCGCTATCGTTGCTGCTAGTGACAAACTTACGCCGGAGCAGAAAGCAAATCGCAGCGCTGAAGTTATGACTGAGCAGGATGCTTCTCGTTTTGGCGGACAACCTTTGCCGACGTTGGATGCGCTACCTAATATTTTTGTTTTTGAGCGCGGCATTGAGGGTGGCGAAGCTGGATTTAGTGAGCAAGCTGACTGGATCAACCAGACCAAAAACGTGCTGGGCGATGATCCGAGAAAACTGTTAGCCGCGTACTGGACAAGCCGCAGCGCTGTTGAAGAATTAGTTGACGCGTTTGGAGACGACTGGCTTGATTCGGCACCTTCGACAATGAAAAACTTTGTCCGTAACGGAATGTCTTTTTATGAATCTGAAGACTTTCAGTACGTACCTAAAGCGTTTAGAGGCCGTTTGCCAAACCCAAGCGAGTTCCGTGGGCCACGTAACATGACAGGAAGGGGCATGTAAGTATGGCACGCCGTTTGCCAAAACCTAGCGAACACCGGCTCCGCATGGAGTTGATGTTTTTAAACCAAGATGCGCAAGGGGAATGGGCACCAGGCAGCCGCGAAACCGGATTCTTTTCGTCAGTTGCGCGTTCCTTTTCCAACCAAGGCGCTACGGTGCTGGATCACTGGAAAGGCATTGGTGATGTTTTCTCCGACGAAGAAGAAACGGTTGATGTAGAAACTTTTCAGAACATGGCAGGCAGTAGAAATATAGCTGCGCCAGCTGAAACAGTTACTGTAGGCCAAGCGCGCCGGCTAATTGATCGGTTTGATAGAGAACAACGTGCTACCCAGTTTGACAGCAACGTACGTAGTGTTATTGGTGGATTTTTAGGCGGGACTGTGCCTTGGTTTGTATCACCTGAAGGTGCTATTGGTTTTGCTGTTCCTCCGTTGCGGGCTGCAACCATTGCAAAAGCCGCAGGCCGAGCAGGCACACAAAGCGCACGGCGCGCAAATTCTGCGTTTGACACAGCCGCGGAATACACTGGCACTCGCACTGGTAGCTCGACGCCTAGTGCTTTGTCAGGAGCGGCACGTGAATTGCCGGCGTCAGCGATGGTTGGCGGCACTAACTTATTGGCTCAGCAAGCCGCTTACGGCGAAGTTGACCCATTAGAAGCGTCTTTGGCTTTTGGTGCGCCTTTGGCGTTTGGCGCTGGCATCGGTGCTATCCAAGGGCGGCGTGCGGCTGCTCGCGTTCGGGCACAAGAAACTGGTGTAGAGTCGCCGCCTAAATCTGCAGATAGTTCCCCAGATGAGACGCAGGTGCCAAGCGGTTTACAAAAAGAACTGACCGATACGCTGGGTTTGACGCCTGAAGATACGACCGAAACTTTTTTCCAAAAGCTAGACGAAGCCTTAGTTGCTAACAAAATATCTGATGATATTGCCGATAACTTGCGTGAAGCTTTTGCACGAACAGGCATTACGCGCCGGCAGGATATTACTCTCGGAATGCAGCGTGCCATGCGCCAGCTTGATGAGGCGGAGAGAACGCCTGTTGGCGATACGCCAGACGCCCTTAACAGCAGAATCGAATCGCTGGGCAAGCAAGTAAAAAACGCTGAGCGTAGAGTCAAGCGGGCCGAGAAAACATTGCTTGAGGCTGGTGATGACCGCGCTGCTAGGCGCGCAGCAAGTCGTAAGCTTAGAGAAGAAAACAAAGCGCTTAGCACAGCTCGTGCCGAGCGTAACGGCCTTAGTGGCCGCTCTACCAGTAGCGCTACGCAAAAACGCATGCTGTCTGAAATTGACGAGCAGGTAGATAGCAACGCTCGAGTGCGCAACCAGCGCGAGCTTGTCGAACAGGAACAAGCAACACTTCAGAACCTAAAAGCTGCAGTCAAAAAGGCTCCCGATGCGGAGCAAGCTCGGTTAACGCAAGCAAAAGTTGCAAAGGCCCAAGACCGGGTTGATGCTGAACAGCTAAAATTAGACGAGTTGCGTAACACTACACGGCGACGGCTGCAGCGCAGGGCGGGGCTTGAGCAAGCTGCAGATCCTATGAATCGCCGTATTAACACACGGCAAGCGCTGCGTGAATTAGCTAGCGAGGTTGCCAAAACGGATCAGCCTTTGCCAGCAGAATTTGTTGCAGAGTTTTTGGAAGCATTTCAAACCCGTCGGCCTATTTCTGACGACGCAGTGCGCGCGGTACGTACCGAAGATGTTAATGACTATGCTAAAGCCAAAGAAACAATAGAAGACACTATTGAGACTGATGCTGGCATGCGTGCCCTAAAAGGACAACGCGGGTATGATGAGGCACTAGACATACAAGCTAGGCATGAACAGATTTTAGAGGACTGCCCATTATGAGCGCAGCTGATTGCATCCGCGAAGCCATTAAAGTCTGGGACGAAGCTGGGATAAAAGACAGCCCAGAGCTAAAGCCCTACGTGGAAGCACTAGAAAAATTAGCCAAACGGCAAGACCTTAGCAATGCTCGCAAAAAGCGCATGGCGATTCAGTATTCTCGTCAAGCTCGCAAAAAGCAGTTTCGTAAAACTATCGGGCGGGTAGTTTCTGAAGAAAAACGTGCAGAGGCAGTATCGTCGCTAGTAGAGTTGGCTAGAGAATCACCTGAGCGTGCCATTCGTGCGCTTAATGACATGATTGAATATGGTGCGGATAATATAGCGCGCGCTGATCGCCCTTTAAGTCTAGTTGGCTTACGGAAAAGTTTTGAAGCTGACCTAATGACTAGAATTCGGCCTATCTTGCACGACAAATATTACAAGCGTGGGCGCCTAGCCTCTACAAAAGATGGAGACTTGCTTCGTTTAGCTATGGAAGGCGGCGATCCAGGCGACGTAA